CAAGTTAATATATTGTTTATTATTAAAATAAAAGAGTTTTGTAGTGGATCCTACACCGACACTTGATAATTTGAAATTATTTTCATCTACTTTTGTGACAACATATGAAGTTAGTGAACTTAATCCAGACACAGGAGCATCAGTATATGCATATTCTACTATTTCTCCAGAATTGTATTGATGGTTTGATATATTAATTTGGTTTGCTGCTGTATTAATTCCAGAAGAAATTGCGACTCTTCTCTTATTCTGATAATTTGAACCAGAATCGACTACAACAATATTTGAAACTATTTGTTTTTTATTGACAGATTGTATTCTGTGAATACCAACACCATATCCGGTTAAAGATACTGTATTGATTCCAGAAATTATATCAGCTTCTGATTTATAAAGTTTAATGGTGTATGCGTCAACTGTATTAACAAAATAAACAGCATCAGTAATAATACCCGCAACAGCAGTCTGCCCATCTGTTTTGTAAACTACTTGTTCTGAATTTCTAAATTTATGATATGTAGAAAAACCAATAGTGTTATTAGTTAAATTTACAAATGCAGAACTTACTGTTGCATTAAAAGAAACTGAATGTTCTACAAATACTGTATTAACATCTGCTTTTGCACCATAACCATTTCCGCCAGTAATAGTGACAATGGGTTTATTAATATAATCAAATCCAGAATCAATAACGTCAATTCTTTTTAGTGATCCTTTTATTGAGCAATTTCCAGTAGCTCCAGTTCCAACTTTATCCCTAATTGATAGTATTGGCGGATTAATGATGTCATAATTGCTTCCTGGAGAAGAAACTTGGATGTCATTTAAAGATCCATAATAAATCGTATCTTCTGCTTTATAATTTAATATCTCTACTCCATTAATTAATATGCCAGTCTTTCCTGGAGCAGTTAAATAGTTTCCACTTTTTAAATCTGGTTTTTTAATTTCTCTTAGTAGTTGTTGGTGTTGTATCGTTTTATTATGAAAATTGGCATACTCTAAAGTATTGGAGGTAACTATTCCCGAAACTGATATAAATTTTTGATTATATAAATTTGCCTGACTAGTTGCAAGTTTAAATTGATTGGGGTTTTCTAATCTTTTTATATAGTAAACGCCCTCCTGCATATTATTAAATTTACTGACAGTAGTAACTGTGCTTCCATCAATTACATCTGTTCGAGCATATGGCGTATAATAAACTGCATCGCCAGTATAATAACCATGATCGATTATACCTGGAACAGTAAAAACTTCTCCACTATAATTTCCACTGAGAGTTATTTTTCTATCATAAAAATTTAATGCCTGGTTATAGTAATCTGGAAGAGAAGATGATGCAACTAAAACATCTTGATTAAATTTTACGTAAGTGTTTTGAATATCAGATGTATACTTCGTTAGATATGAATAGTTGGATAATAAAGAACTTACTTGTGGTTTTGCGATTTTTCTTTGTACTTTAAAACCAATTCTACTTACATCTAGATATCCTTGCCCCTTTATAGAAAAGGTAAAGTCGTCCGTAATATCACTGATAAAACAATCTTTAGAAACTGAAGATGAATCAGTAATGAATAGATTATCTCCGATTCTAAAATTATTTTTTGTGAAAGTTGTTACTCTATATGTAAAATTGGAGGTATCTACTAATAATAGTGACTTAACATCATATTTGATGGACAAGTTATAAATCCAAGAATCTACTTTGGGACTTGATGTTGTAATACCAAGAGACTTAATAGTTGCAGTGTCATTTTTTGAGAAATAATATGTTGAATCGTCTACTTTTAAGTTTGAAAGAACGGATCCAATTCTTACATCAACTCTAGATGCCGTACCAACTCCAACATATCCATACGCATAAGCATTTAATCTAACATTTTCTGCAGAATTAATATCAAAAATTACATTCGAAACTCCAAAAAATTGATTTAATGATTTCGAAGTGTAAGAAACTATACCAGACTCACCTGAAGAATAGATTACAACTAATTCCCCAGAATTTGGAAATCCAACAGTAGAATCTACATCGATGATAGAAGAACCTGTAGATACTGTTGATATAATTTTTGTATTTGGATGTACTGAAAAATTACCAAACACACTACCATCAAACGTAATATCTTTTGAATAATCAAAATCAACACTTAACTTGTAATATTCTTTGCCACCAAAATACAATTTTTCTACGTTACTAATTGAAGCATATGCTTTTTGAATATTATAGTTTGGATATTCATCCTGAAAAAGAGTTTGATTTAATAATTCGAGAGGATTGCCAGATAAAGCCTCCACAACTATGTCTTTTGTAACTCTGTACTGTGCATCTGACGGTCTAAAAAGATAATCTCTTGGTTTTATAACTTCTACCTTTTCGCCGTATAATGCGCTGAAAAGAATTTTGAAAGACTCGTCTGTTCCCTTTGTTTGATAAAAATCCTTTGCTCTTGATATAAAAAGTCTTTCATTTACGGCAGAATCAATTTCCCTTTCTTCAAATCCTGGAGTAAATTGATATTTAACTTTTAATAAAAATTGATTTAAAAGTAGAGCACTTAAATTGACAACTTTTGCTCCTGCTTCATGTTCAGAAATTTCGGAAGTTGAGAACGTTAAGTTATCAGTTGAATCTAAATTTTTATACGAAGTTACACCACTAAATCCTCTAATGCATCCGACAAAACTAGTGTTTGTCTTACTAGAATAAAGAATAATTTCATCGTCAATTTGAATCAATCCATACTTATCCGGAAACCCATATGTACCAATGATATTTTCATCTAAATCAAACGAGACATTAATAGTAGTATCCGAAAAAGAAATTGTAGATTCTAATTTAGAATAATTAGAATTGCTTGTTAAAGATTCTAATTTTAAATATTGATCGATGTTCTGTATTAAATCAACAGAAGCTCCAAGATATTCTTGAGAGATATAGTACTGTTTTAAAAATTCTACTATTAGCGGAAAATCTTCCCTAACAAAACTTGGAAGTTGATGTTCGACTACATCTTGAATTTGTACTCTCTTGAGATCTGTTGATATCATTTTATCTTACTAAAAGTCCGTTTGTATAACTTGAAGAAACTATATAGTCTGCTCCAGAAACATCATAACCTGACGAAATCTGATCGGGTTTTGAATCAATCGTTGTTTTTGACATATCTAATTGTAGATACAAGTCCTGCCGCCCAATCACATCATTCGAATATGGGGGTACGGAAATTTCAATTAAAGGAAATCCTCTGTTGATAACTGTATTGGTAATATTGATAGGAGATAAATTTATTTCTCCTTTGATATAGTCAATTGCTCCAACAGATTTTCTAACAATTTCTGGTTGTGTAGGAGAATTTAATCTAAACAAAAATACCGTACCCGTTTTTTTGTCTTGATTTGGTATATCAGAAAGATATACTGTACCAACAATTCCACTCACATTAAACCCAGATGATTTAATATTAAAACTGTTTTCAGTAATTCCATTTAAATTTAATCCAGAATATTCCACATTAAGAACTTTTTCGTTTTTAATATGGAATCTATTACCAAAACAAATTTCATATTCCGCAAAACTATTTAACACAGCTCTCAAATCTCTTCTCATCACAATGGTAGTGATATTAGAAGTAATTGCATCGCTACTATCATCGATTATTTTTAAAAATTTACTATATTTGAATCTTGCTCCAAACTTATTTAACTCGGAAGATTGTGCATATCTGTCAACTGTATTTGATACAATCGATGTAATTGAATTTGCAGATGATGCTAAATTTGTGTTATAATATGCATTGATTGATGGTTCAAGATAAAGGTATTTTAAATCTATAATTTCTGGTACTATACCAGCAACAGAGTATTTTTTAATTTCTCTCTCAACATTATCCTTAATTAAATTTGACAAATATGCACCATTAGTCGGTTTAATACTAATAAAAACCTTACCAAATTGAGGTGGAGTTAAATCCTCTCCACCAAATACTGAAATAGACTCAGTTTCTGGGTAGATAGTTGGAATGATAGTCTCATAATCTTTAGCAGTTACTGCTCTGTTCTGAGAAGCGTAGATTCTTGATGCATACTTTTTAATTGATTCTACACTTTCAATCGCCTTTCCTGAGAACGATGTTTCGTTGGTTGTAATTAGAGATATTCCCGATGCAATAGATGCAGTGCTTCTTGGTGATGTAATTCTTCCACTAAAATTGAATTGCGAAATTCCATTTGCAGATTCGCCATTTGAGACTAGATATGAAACTTGAATGTAATTTGGAGATTCTAGTTTTACACCAAATACACCATCTCCAAAAATTAATTCGTATCTTTCATCTTCTATTTCTTGGACAAAAAAGATTGGAGAATCTGCAGTTACGGCGAATAAACTATTTGCCTGACTATACTTTCTACTAATATCAGACGTTTCGCTTGGTTTTATAATAACTCGAATTGATGAAGTATCAATTTTTGAGTTTGGAAGAATAAATCTTTGATTTGGATTAAAAGAATCTACAGTAAAAGTAGTTGTAATATACGTTCCTTCGTAAATATCAACATCATCAAAAGATGCAACGTTGTCAACCACAGGAACAGTGATATCATCAAGAATGGAAAAAGTATAACTTTGATTTCCAAAAGCAGATGTTGAACAAACAACTCCTTTATTCAGAGTTAGAGTTTCTGGTTTGATTGGATATGCAGTATCAGAAGTGGCATCAACAAAAAAAGATATATTTGCTCTTGAGGATTGTATTGATTTGGGAACATAACCAATATTTCGTGCAAGAGAAACTACATTTTCTCTGAGAGTTGCACTATCAATAAAAACTTCATTCGATACCATGTTGGCATTATATGAAGTAATATATGTGTTATATGCCAAAACATCAAGAATTGCTGATAAATTAGATCCTTCAAAATCATAGTCCGTGAAATTTGAGTTGAATCTAAGATAATCTTTAATGGATGTTTTTATCTGATCGAAATCTAGATTTGTAAAATTAACTAGTGGCATTATCGTGTTGGCTGTAATGCAAATGATAGCTGTTGTGGTTGTGCGTCAATCCCAACGATGTAATATCTAATTGTGACATTTAATTCGCCGTTGTCATAATCTGGAACTGCATCTACTGAGATTAATTCAACTCTCGGCTCATAATTATTAATTGTATTTTCAATTTCATCTCTAACCGAAGATGCAGTAATATCGTCAAGTGATTCAAATAGTAAAGAATTCACTCTTGAACCTAAATTATTATCAAAAAATCGCTCTCCTCTATTTGTAAGCACTAAATTGCGAACAGAGCGAGCGATTGCATTTTCATTTGTAAGCGCGATCAAATCGTAGGTTAAAGGATTAACCTGAAAAGACATGCTTATGTCTCTAAATGATTTACTAACACGCTCTATTGGCATCGAATATTATAATTCTATCTTATTTATTACCCTTTTATGGATCCATAGAGAGGTTCAGTACCATATTCCCAGTCATCATAATCCTCATCATTTCGAATTTTTTCATGAATTTCATTTTGAACATGAAAATCATATTTTTTGGGTGTTAAATCATCACTTGCAATCTCACGAAGCATTTTTTGCTTCTCAACTTTTTGATCCCAACCGTATTCTGATGCTAAAAATTCAGTTCCCCACTCATTTTTCATAAATTTTTTGTCTTTATCGACTTGTTTGGTCATTGTTTTGCTCCTGATTTGTTAAATCAGAACTTTTTACGGGGTTGCTATCCCGAATTTCTTTGATTTCGTACATAAAATCGTCTGATGTCTCTATTTTACGACGATTTTCAACAGAATATTCGGTTAAATCTATCTCATATCCTGGATTTTGAGTGATTCGATTGCGAATCCATGCATCATCGTACCATAAAATCTTATTATTAGGATATGCATAAAAATTTCCATTATCCATTTTGAAAAAATGGGCACTTTTATGTTCCGGAGTTTCACTAAAGTTGGTATTCAGTGTTGATTTTGATTCCCATGACCAATCAAGAGTAAACATATA